CTGAATCACCAGTTCCTATTAGTGTACCTGTAAGTGTAGGTAGTGTAAGTACAGCACTACTAGCTGCTGAGTGTGGCTGTGCTTTTAGTGTTTGTGCGTGTTGGTTATTTGTTTCACAATAGAACTTTATTTGTGCTGGATCTGAACCACCTGTTGTTCGTCTAATTTCTATTTCACCATCTTTTAAAGTAACACCACTTGCACTACCATCTCCAGCAGCAATCAAATTACCACTAGATGTTACTGTTCCTGTTACACCTAAAGCTGAACCAGTAAAAGTTAAGTTAGCTTCTGCATTACCATTTGTGCTATCTACAGAAGTAACGACTCTGTTGTTACCTTGATTAGCTACTGTATAACTACTACCTGAAGCAGTAAGTTGTCCATTTGGTGCACTAAGACCTGTACCTGCCATAGCTGTAGCTAAATCTGCTATTGATTCTTTTCTTGTGCCATTTGAATCATTGGCATCTATAATAGCAATACTATCAGCAGATACATCTACTGCTGCTGCTGCTAAATTATTCATATCTAAAGTAAGTGTAGCATCTCCACTATCAACTCCACCGTCTAGTCCAGAATTTGCTGCTGTGTTTATATCTGTGATATCTGCTGCTACAGATAAATCTATTTTACCAGCACCAGTACCATTATCTGTATAGGTACTTGTAATATTGCTTACACTGTTGCTTGTAAACATAGCACCAACGATGTCTTGCACTGATTCTGCAAAAGTTGGTGTACCTGTAGATAAATTTAATGAATCACTATAGGTAGTAGAAATACCATATATTTCGTGAAACATCTGTCTTGTAGCTTGAAAGGCAGCTCTGAGAGTATCCCCATCGTTTGCATTAGCTGCTGATCCTACATTTATATTTATTGCTGCCATAATTAATCGTAATTTGTTCTATCTATTGTTTCTAATATTGTATCTATTGTTATGTTAATTGTAGATATAAAAAACTGAGCTGTTTCTGATATAAAAGCTAAAGCTTTATTAAAACCTAAAAATATAAGTGCTGGTAAATTACCCCACCAACTTGTTTCATAAACTTTACCGTAGCTCATTGTTATTCTTTTTAAGATAACCTGAAAGTCTTATTTCGTTCTTCTGTTTTGGTTTATATTGTCCAATTTTTTTTCTTTTCTTCACAGTACCCAACCAGCAAAATTAGAATCCTTGTCAGGATATATTTCTTCATTTTGATTTGTGTAATACTCAGGGTACTTTGATGCAGCATTAAAACTCATAAAATCTATAAATCTATTTGTATAATATTCTGCATAATCTCTTTCTTTAGCAATCAGTGTGTCTATTTCACTTTTTTCTACTGTTTGACTGTTTTCACTTTCGTGTTTAAATACACCACCATTAGATATAGTATAAGCAGCAAAAGGCAAATATTCTGCCATAGCATAGTGTATAAGCATATCTTGTATGAAATCGTTTACTAATGTTAAATAATCTCCTGATAAACTACCAGCAACAATATCTGCACTAATTTTATTATATAAATCTGTACCTAAATAATTTCTAACGTGAATCTCTTGTGCTAGTTTTATAAAGTGTATAAATTTATCTGTATCTACAGAACCACTTATAGCAGTGTTTTTTACCAGGTCTTCTCTTTTTATAAATAGTGCTGTTGCCATTATTCTTCAGATTGTTCGTTTATTTCCTCTTCTCTTTCTATATCATCTTTTTTAACACCTGTTTCTTTTTCTACTTCTGCATCTGATATTGCATTGGTCAGATCAGTAAATTCTAAAGGTTGTAGTGTTTTAAAGTATAGATCTAAATCAATATTATTATATTCTAATATTTTTTGTAGTTCATCTATTATAGTTACTTGCATTGGTCTTATAACCGTATTGTCCATAAGTATAGATGCTGTTTCTAATTCTTGGGCATTATTACCTAGACCAGTTTTATCTTTAATACCTACAAGCATTGGTGATACTATTCTATGTGAAACCATAACCTTAGTCATAGATTCATTTGCTAGAAACTCATACTGCTGGTAAGCATCAGGAATAGTTACTGGTTCAATACTTGCAGCTAATTCTTTGCTGTCGTTGAATGCTAAGATAAATTTACCAGCATTTGATGAACCACTAAACTTTTCATATATAGCTTTTTCTATTTCGTCTCTTTGTTCTTTGTTAGGTGTACCATTATTGAAGTTAATTAACATACTTGGTTGTAAGCCATTTTGTATATTATTTATATGATAATTACCTATTTCTTCTTCTAGTTCTGCATATTGTAAACCACCTTGATAATCTACTGGTGAATAGTAATAGAATCCTGCCTTGTATGGGCGAATATAAAGTATCTCTATGCCATCTTTAGACATTCCGAATGCTGAGATACGTTTAGGCTCATCTTCTTTCCTTATATCCTTCCATTTGGGGTGATAGTAGTATGCCATTACTTTACCATCTGTAGCTTTCTCAGCTCTTAGTGTTTCAATAGGTATATGTTCTACCTCAAATACCTTTGTTCTATCTTTTGTATAAATTACCTGGACTGCTGCTTGACCCATCATTTTATAGTCATAGCATACTTTCTTCATACACTCTTTACTAAACAAAGTTCTCATTTGCTCATAAGCTTCAGGTTTTTCTTTACTATCGGAAGCATCCAGTCCTCTACCATATATCATTTCAGATATACCATTTATTGCTGCATTGTTTGTAGCAGAACCGTTGTATCTATCAATTAGGTATTGAAAGTATTGGTTGTCATCACCATATTCTATATATTCTTTTCTAGGATTCTCTACTACTTGTGGAGATGTATATGAAGAAAGATTGATAACGTGAACTGAATCTTTTGCCACTATATTTACATTCTTAGCTTTATTTCTATTTCTTGCCATATTAATCTAATACTATAAAATCATTATCGTAATTATCTTGAGTTACATATTCTCCACTATTAATAAAGTATTTATCAAGTGCTGTTTGATCTGTACAGAATATTAGTCCTCTGTATATTTCTGTTGTACCATCTTTAACTCTAAACAAATATTGTCTACCTTCTTTTAGTGCAAAGCTACCAGTTAGCTTCATATAACCACCATCGTCTGCTTTAGTAACAGTAACACTAGATGTAGTTCTTTTCTCTTTATCTGTAAGTGATAAAGTAGGTGAAGTGGCATCTGCTCTAGATATAAACTTTAAGAATTGATTATCTGTTGATGTTGTTAAAATATGCATACCTAAATAACTGTATCATCTCCGTTTGTTTTTAGGCATAAAAAAAGGGTATATAAATATACCCCTTTTAATTATCAATACAAAATAAATTATACTGCCACAGGTGTTCCTGTAGTTATCGTTGATAACCCAGAGAATTCACTAAATGGATACTGTGCATTAGTAGCATCAACAGTCAAGAAATTTGGTGGAGATGTTTCCTGTGCAACAAAAGTATAGTTATATCCGTTGAAATCACCTAAAGCATTTCCAGTAGATACAGTACCTTCTGATAAGTCAGCACCTTCATTAAGACCCATCATAAATGCATTGTTATTTTTGTCAACAACAACAATATGTGGTCTTGCAGCAGCTAGTAATTTAAGTTCTTTGTGATCTTCTTTTGTAAGTTTCTTAAGTGTGATGTTAAGGGTTTGCTCATAAAATACAGTACCATTTTCTCTTGAAGCATTAATATTTGTCTCAAATGAGTTATTTCCTTTTACTTCATACTTATGTGAAGCTAAGTCATTAGATGAATCACCAGTCAAGTTCGTTATCTCGTCACTACTTCCTAAAGTAACAGTTCCTAAGCCACCAAAGTCTATAAAGTATATTTCTTTGATACCTGCAACTACGTCTTTACAAGCTTCAGCACGAGATCTAGTTAAAACACAAGCCATATTTATTTATTTTAGTAAGAATAGTGGGCAGAATAAACTACCCACTTTCTTGTTATTAATTATCTATTAGGTATAAAGTACTATCTCGCTACCAATTCCGTGCTGGATACCAGCAGTAAATCTCATTACAACTCTTACGTTTTGAGATCCATCTAAGTCAGCCATATCAATAACTTTTACTTCATTGTGATCTGATAAAAGACCAGTACCGAAGAAAAGGTTTGATTTTTGTGCAGCTACCATAATGTTTGTTGGTAGTCCTTTTGCTAGTACAATATTAATACCATCAAAAGTTAGATTTCCACCATTGAACCACTGTGTACCTTTGTTGTCTGTACCAGCAGCACCAATATTACTTGAAAATCCTCCTAAAGCTCTTACATATGCACGATAGACATTAGATGCTACGTATATAAATAAGTCTTCTTTACCATAAACAGTTTGAGGAATCGCATCAGCTACAGCACCTATTTGTGCAATAACATTAGAAGATGTAACATCAGTTGCTGTAACATCTACAACGTCTGAATCTGCAGCAAGTGTTTGCTTAAATCCATCAAATTGTCCTGCTGTACCATTTACACCATTCCAAATATTTGTTTCCATTCTTTGTGCTACTTTGTCTGCTACGTGAGCAATCAAAAAGTCAGCAAAAGAAGGAGGTAGATTTGAATATGCAGAGTATCCCATTTGGATAGCTTCCCAATCAGATATAAAATCTTTTTTACATAATTGTAGGTTCACTTGAAACTCCTCCATAGTAAGTACTCTTTCAGTAAGAGTAAGTGTAGAAGTAGGATCAAAGTCACAAGTAGCATTTTTGACGATATCATCAGTTGCCACTTTTTTAAGCACCTCTTTGTGCTTAATGTTTGGTTTAATTGTTACTAACTCATTAGCTAGTGTATCACCACTAAGTAATGCTGCCGAAATATACTTACCAGCAAATTCACCAGCATAAGTAGTAGTAATAGAAGTTGTTGTTGCCATTTTTAATTATTTTCTATGATTATTTATTTACTTATTCTTTCTAGAACTCTATCTAATGTGCTGATAGGTCTATTCGGATTTCTAAAGCTTACGTTAGCTTTATTTACTTCTGTTTCAGGACTATGCTTGATTGCTTCAGCAGCAGGTTCAGCAGAAAGTTTTTCGATTTGCTCAGACATCATTTTTTTATCTTTGTAAGCTACTCCGAGATCCTCGTCTACTTTCTTCATAAGCTCTGCCATTTTAGCTTCTAGTGAAGATATTTTTTGTTCAAACTCTTCAGTTTTCACATATCCCTCCATCAGTTGAGTTTCTTCAGCTTCTACTTCCGTAGATTCTTCAGACAGCTCACTTTCTTCAGAAGCTTCTTGTTTTACTTCTTCAGATAGTTCTTGTTTTGCTTCTTGGTTGTCTTCTTTTACTTGCTCAGATAAATTCTCTGCAACGACTTCTTCTTTGATGCCTTGAGCTAATTCATCTTCCTTAGTAAGCTTAGACAATTTCTGCAATATTTCATTTAAAATTGTTGTCGCTTTTGGAGATTCCATATTAATATATTTATAAAGTAATTTAGATAATTAATTACTTAATATTAATATGTTTCATTTTTAAGTTCCGTCGCCTGTAATGTTACCTATTCCTTGTGCTTGTAGACTGCCATCACAACACTTAGAATGGTATGTTATACCATCAGGACATAAGCATCCTCTTTTACCACCTTTAGGTGAACTTCTACTTACTGTTGCATTTTTTCTTCTACGTATCATTACTTTTTACTTTTAGGATGTTTCTTAGGTAGCAAATCGTAATCTGTAGTATACTTAGGATTTTGTGGTCTACCATTTTTTATTAGATACAAGAATGCGTTGGTTCTCGCAAATGCCCACTGTGAAGCAGATCTGACCTTTGGTGAACGACTTGTATTAAATGCACCTAGTCCTCTTTGATATACACTAGCCAACATACCTACAGTTACACCATAACCTAATTTAGATTTATACTTTTCGTTAAATTCATTTGCTTTCTTTTGCAGGGTAGCTCTATCTTTTGCAGACACCTTAGCACCTGTTTTACCTTTTGCAGTTCCTTTAGCTGTACCTTTTCCTTTAGGGTTGGGGTTAGGAGTTCCTGATGCTGGTGCTTTAGGTGATTTTCTAATACCACCTTTAGGACCTACTTCTGCGTACATACTTTTCTTTACACATTTACCAGTTTTATCTTTTACAAATCCCTTAGGGCATTTCTGCATATCTTCTTTTATATGTTTTTCACAAGGCATATACCAAATCTTACCTTCATATTCGTGGGTGTGATGACCCTTACAACCTATGTTTTTTGCCATTTCTTCAGCCTTTTCTTTTGTAGCATAAGCTAGTCTATCATCTATAATTGCAAAGTCATCATCTATAACTTGACTTATTAAGTCTATTTCACCTAATTCTTTTAATTTAGATACAGACCATCTTAGACCAGCTTTACCACCCCAAGCATCGTACATTAGTTTACCACATCCATCAGAATATGTTTTTGATACTTCTAAGTCTTTTTTATGTCTAGCTAGAAAGCTTCTCATTCTTTTTATAGTAGAAACAGATAATGGTGTTTTAGATGCTAGTTGTGAAGCTCTACGTTTTCCTACAGCAGTGCCACAAGAACCCCAACCATTTTTATCTACATATTCCAATACTCTTTTAGCATTATTTACTACACCCTGGGGATAGTCACTATAGGATGCAAGTTCTGTTCTTTTAGACTCTATAAAGTCTTTTACTTCAAATAGTATTTCTTCTGCTTCAGATTCATCTAATAATTCTGTACTCATTTCTATTTTATCTGTAAAATACCCTTCTATAGAAAAACCTGAAACTTTACCTGTCTTAACATAGTTTTCCCAAACATCATCGTTGTTTACTTTCATAGAAACCATCCAAGTTCCTACAGGTAAATCCATATTGTATTTCTTAGACTTATCGTGTACTTCATCTTCTATTATCCAAGACTCTACTACAGACAAACCGTTAAGAGATGCTTGGTGTTCTAGTGTAGATTTATTCTGATTGCCTTTCATAAGAAATAGTTCTGATGCTTTTCTTACTGTATCTTCAGAGAAGTAAATATAATATTCATCATCTTCTGTTTGACGATATATATTTTTGTTTGGCACTAAAGCAGCACCCATTAATATTCTCTTTTCAGAATCTACTTCTGCTAATTGTATTTTATGGTCTTTTGATAAAGCAACAAACTTTTCTTCTATAGCAGGTTTATCAACTATGCTAATAGCTTCTATACCTGCAAGTAATGCTTCTTCGTCTATTATTAATTCTATAATTCTCATATTCCTGCTGTGTTATTTATATTTCTATCTAATTCTTGTTGTGATGTAATTTCTTTACCTACTACAAATGCTTTTACTGGTTTGTTAACTTGTCCTGATACACTTTGTGCTAATTGTGATACTTGAGATGCACCCACGACATTAAAATCAGGTGCTTGTACATTTACTGATGGTTTTGGAGCTGAACCACCACCTGATTGACCTTTTGGGTTTACAGCAGTTATTGCCTTTACATTCGCTAAACCACTAGCTATTGCTGCTGCTGCTGCTATTGCACCTCTAACTGGAGAATCTACTAAAGATAAAGGTTTAAATTGAGACTCATAAGCTTTTTGTGCAGAAAGATATGTTGATATAAGTGCACCTGATATAGCTAAAGCTTTTCCAGCAGCAGTATCCTCTCCAACCAATTTACTAAATGCTGACAAAGCATTAGCTGTAACCTCAAATGCCTGTACTTTTGCATTAGCTTCTGCTATATATAATTGTGTTCTTAAATCTGTTTCCTTACCAATAGCTTTAGTAAGCTGCATTTCAGTGTTAACTAATTCTAAATTCATATCCATTAAACTAGCAAAACCAGTAGCCTTTTCAGCTTCACTTAGACTAGAGTCAGGATCAAGTAACTTCTCTTCTAGCCTTGCTGCTGCAGTTTCTAAATCACTTTTTTTATCTTCTAGTCTTCCGACTTCAGATGTTGCTGCTTTTAATTCTTGGTCAAATATTTCTCTACTCAAGTCTAAACTTTCTCTACGACTCGCAGTGAGACCTTTTTGTTTTATATTAAGGGCATCTAAAGTAAAGCCAAGACCAACTTCTAGAAGTCTGATTTTTGTAAGGGTATCAGCAGCATCCATTATTCTTTCTCTATTAAGCTGCGTTAGTTTAGTGTTTGTAACTGCCTGTATTTGCACTATAACATCGCTAACAGAATTTTCTGCTTTTGTTATAGAATCAGCAAATTTTCTGTTTGCATCAGCTATTACTTCTGCTTCTTTTTCTTTTGATAGTTTTCTTGCTTTTGTTTGTGATATAAAGTCTCTTAATCTTAATTTTTCTTTTTCTTTAAATGCTTCAAACTGTATTCTTAATTCAGCAATTCTAAATTCTTCTTCTTGTTTAATTAATTGTTCTTTGGTTTTTAAATCATTATCTATAGATTCTTGTCTAAATTGTTCTTCTAACTTTTCAAGCTGTAATATACCTTCTTTGAATAATCTAATTCTTTCTTTTGAACCACTACCTGATTCTCTTGTAAATAGTTTTTCTAGTTCAATTAATTCTCTTATAATATTTTTTCGGTCTTCTGTAAGTTTATTTCTAATTAAAATACCTTGTTGTGTATTGTCGTTTTGTCTTTTAATTAAATTTTGTTCTACTTCGACTAATTGTTTTTGTAACTTAAGTAATTCCTTAAACGATAATATTAAATTTTTTACAGCTTCATCACTTTTATCTAATCCATCATCTTTAAGATTTTGCAAACCAGTTTTAAATTTACGAAACTGAAATGCTAATATAGCTGCTTGATCTGCTGTAGCATTACCAGTCATATTATATTTTAAATATGCACCAGCTAAGTTCTCTAATGAATCTAATTGTTCATCAATAGTTTTAGTTAAGTCTTTTAGTTTTTTCTCAAATTCTTCAGCTTCTATCTTAGCCTTATTAAAAAACTTAACTAATTTTGGACCAAAAGATATAAGTAATTGTACACCAATCAATATCCCCCCTGTACCCAATATACTTTTTCCTAACTCCTTAAGTGATGCAACAACACCACCATTGGTTTTAGCAAAACTTTGAAATAAACTTACTAACTGAGATAAGTTGTTTGCTATCGCTGTGAAACCAAAACTAGCATCTGAAGCAAGTCTACCTGTTTCTAATAATATAGCATTGTTTAATCCTGATTGTGCTCTATTACCTTTTGCTGCTGCTGCAGCATTCATTTCAGCTAAAGCTAAATCTTGAATTTGTTTTTTAGTAATCTGTCTTTGTAGGTTTAGTTTTTGTTCTGCAACTAAAGCTTGAATTTGTTCTTTTGATAAATTATCTACAGATACAGCATAATCGTCTGTAGCTTGTTTTATTTCCTTAATTTTACTTTTAGCTTCTCCTGATTGGAGATTTATCCTAATTAGAATTTCTTCTGCCATATCTTATTCTTTTAAGTGTTTGCTTAAGTTCTTTGATGTCACTAACAGCTTTATATTTGCCTTTAGCAATATCAACATTTTCTGATACTCCGTACCAGTTGTCAGCATTTAGTAATTCTAATATCTCTTTTATCATAACTGTTCGTCAGTTGTTAAATTAAGTAATTCAAGAGTAGCTTCTCCTGTAGTTAAATTTGTGTTTATAGAATTAATCCGATACACCTTATCTTGTATCTTAAGTTGATCGTTTAATCTATATTGTATCATAAAACTTGCAGGTAGATAAGCAGTATATTTATATAATCTTTTTGCTCTATTAAAAACAGATTCTACATAAGTTTTGTAAAACTTATTATATAAAGAATTGGCATCAATACCAAAGTCTACTCTTAAATATTCATCTACTTCATTATCAAAGTTTATATAATGTGCAGGTTGCCTAAATATCTTATAAGCTTCACCTGATACAAATATATCTTTTACTAAAGTAAGTTCTGTATTACCGTCTACGGTCTTTATAGTAGTTTGAGTATTATCTGTAGTATTAAATACAGTATCCCCTACAGCTACTGTAGATGAAAAGTTTTGTCCTGAGTCAACTAATTTACCATCAGATGTAGATGTCGTTGTTCCTGTTTCTAAAGGGTCTTGTAAACTAGAACCAGTTTCATTTGAATTGCTGGGTTGGAAATATGAAGTTAAACCTGAACTGTTGCTACCTTGTATTATATAATTTATTTTTGATGTAATTGCAGTTTTGTTTATACCATAAAACAATAATGGTTTTGTTAAAACAGGTTCATAATTACCCTTTGCTGCTTTATCTCCTGCATCTGATAAATCACCATCACTATCAGCATCAATACCTTCTTCAAATCTAAAATCACCTTTAGCAGAATATCCCCATTGTATTTCTGTTAAGTTGCCATTGTTGGCATCTACCAATCTTTCGTATTTGAAGTGTGAAAATGGAAGCTCTATTTCGTATTTCGTACCTCTATCAAATTCATTGGGAAATTGGTCTTCTAATTTAAATTCGGCATCACCAAATATTTTATTAAATCTTTCTCTATGTTCTTCTGCTAATAATGTTTTAGGCTCTTCGTAGTTAAATTCTATTTCATTGAAGGGTAGAGATACGTTTACTTTATGTTCTCTAATATCTATAAAATCTGTTATATCTATTGTGCCACCTGAAGCATTATTTACAGCATCAGCATAAAAATTATCAAGTGTCTCTACTTTTATTTTATCAAAGTCAGTATCACTTCTGTCGTCAATATAAAAGGCAGTAAGATTAAACATTCTAAAAATACCACTTAAGAAATCTATAACTTTCATTTTAGGTACTTGATTTCTAATTACAATATTATTTAATAAAGATTGACTCGAAAAAGAATATGTTTCTACTACATCATTGGTATCTGAATCTGTACCACTATTTATACTTATTACTACAGATCCACTTATAGTTAAAGCTGTTCCTGAAACTACTTCAAATCTAAAATTCTTAGTTTGTATTATACCATTTTCAATTTCAAACACTATAGATGTACCAGTGCCTTTTGTTCTAGTTTCTACTATAGTAACATTGGTATCATTATCTATAGCTCTTAAAACATATTCATCTCCAGCGACACTAACTGAGCTTAATGATAAACTGACAATAAAGTTTTGTGTGCTTGTAGCATCTGTAGTTACAGTAAAAATATTAGCTGAATTATTTACACCTGAAAGTAATTCTGTGCTTTTAGTAAAAGTAAACAATTTACCTAATTCATTTCTATTTGTCTCTATAGAAGAATCAGTGGAATATGTATTTATATCATCTTTGTTTCTGCTAAGCCACATATATAAATTATGAAATGCAGGGTTGGGTTCTAGAACTGTACCAAAAAAGTCTCTTGTAAAAGTTATATTATATTGTGCTTCTACAGCTTCAATAAGTTGCATAATTCTAATAGCTGGTTTTAGGTCTGTAAATACTAATCCACGAAATTTATCTGAGTCTGATGCACTACTGGTATCTTGTGCCTTGTTATATAAATTACCATCAAAATTATCTTGTAATGTTAAACTACTAGATGAATTATAAAACAGTCTTTTTTTACTTGTTATTAGTGGGTATATTATAGCATCTGTTTTTGTAACACTTTCAATTGTAAAATCTTTACCTGTTTGTAAACCATTTCTAACTTCTAGTTCTGTATATAAATGATCAAAGTTATCCAAATATGTTAAGTCTGATAATTCATCATCACCGATCAGATCCTTTAGTTTTATAAGATTGCTATAAAAAACTATCTCATATGAACTAGGTTTCTTCATCTTCATATTCACACCATTTAAAAATACTTTACCTCTTTTAAATGATGCGTGATTTATAAATATTTCAGCATCTACTTTTTTTCTAGCATCAAAGAAACCACCTGTAATATTTGTTTTATAAAAGTGTTTAAATACTTTATTGTTTGTATCCGATGCAGGAACAGTAAATGTTTGTGTAAAGTCAGAAAATACCATTTTTATATCTCTGACATCTTGAATCTTTGATGTGTAGTCTATATTCTCGTCATCAAATAAATCTAGTCTAGTATCGTTTACAAATATTTGTACTACTCTTTTCATTATCTTATGCTTTGTACAAAGTCAGAATCAGCTTCAAAATCTATAGCATAATTAATTAGTTTATCTTCTTTTCTTCTAAGTAGCCTGACTGAACCTGTAACTACTGTAGTTGGTACTGCTAGTGAAAAAGCTGAGTTAGTTGGACTTGATCTAAATCTATCGTGTATGTATACAAATTCTGAAACCAATAGTTCTTTAAGCACCTGGTTATATGCTTCACTTATAAAACCAGTATTCATAGTAAACCTTTCTTTACCTTGATTTTCTAAGTATCTTGTTTGATGGTTTGACTCATTATAATTGGCTGGACCAGTAATATCAATGATAGATGCTTTGTAGTCTTCTCTTGCTGCATTCATAGAATCTCTTTTAAGTGCAAAAAACCACATATCTTGTATTACACCATTTTTATTGGTAAAGCTTATTTTATGTGGTGTGTTTTTACATTCATCTATACATTTAATTAAAACTGTCCTATCTCTACCATCGTTAGTTTGATAGGTAAATTTAGTTGCATTGTTAGGTATGCCACCACTTGATACCACTTTATTTGAATTACCTACCATTGTGCCAGTTTTATCTATAGTTATAGCTGGTAAAGGTGGGTTTAGCTTTATACCTTGAGCAATAGTAAAATCAGTAAACGTACCTGTGGCTTGTGTAACAATAGAAGTGGTATCTTGGAAATATTCTACCTTAGTAACACCTTTAGTAGGAGATACAAAAAACGGTGCAGTAATAGTGTCACCACAAAGATTATGTATAATACTATTTGATATCATCAAGTCTTTAGATAGTTCAGGATTTACACCATCAGACAATTCACCATAACCTCTAAATGCCATATGTAGTTCTGATGTTTCGTTAGTTTCAGAAGCATCATCGTATGTTCTTTTTATTGTCCATTGTACCCAAGCTGATTGCTGAATAGCTTCGTAGTTGCCATCAAATTTTACTTTAACATAATCCTTTATAAGCTCTGCTACTTCAAAAACTATGCTTGTAGAATTTGTAGGTCTTACCTTATTTAAAGTATATCTAGGTGTGGCTGGTCTTTGAGTTGAGTCTCCAGTCCAAACATATAATTTTAATTCTGCTGATGATATCTGTGCCATATTATAAAGGTATAGTTATATTTGGTGAATTAGGTAAATTTACTTTTAGTGAAACTGGATTGGCATCTTGTATTTGTTCAAAAGCTGCGAAGTCTGCTGGTACAGTGAAACCACCTTGTAACAAGTTTTCTACTTCAGGATTTTCTATTTCAAATCTATGCTTGAAGTTTTGTTTATCGAAATTTAGAGCTGTGTTGTTGTTACCCTCAAAGTCTAATGTTAGTTTAGAACTCGGTCCACGCATTATACCTCTAAATACCATAGCTTCTGCAGGACCTGCTGTTAAGCCTTTGTTTGTAGATTCAGGTGGTGATATATAAGCACCTGCTGGAGATGCAGTAGAATAACTTTTTATTGTGTGTTTTGAAATTACTATTTGAAAATTAAGCTTTTCTAAGTCTGTAGTATTACCAGGTAAATTTGATGGAAGCAAAACTTCTATTGTGTTTGTGCCATCAGATAATAAATTTGCACCCCCATACGTAACCCTTGTGTTTCTGCTTGTAGCACTAAATGTACGTAGAGAAAAATCAGCAGTTCGACCATTTACTATATTTCCCATAAATTCTTTGTTTGTATGTGAAGGTGGTCCACTGTTAATTAGCAAAGGTGTAAGTGGTGTTATACCTGTACCTGCTGCACCTGAATTGGTTGCTGCTTGTATAAATCTTCTTGTGTTTATAAATTGTTCTGACTTAAACAACCTACCAACACCCATAATTGTACCTAGTTCAGATTGAAATGTTTCTTCATTAGTTATACTTGGATGACTTGAAAACATTATTTCACCTACTCCATTAACCACATCACCTAATTCTACACCATTAAGTTTTACAGATGGTCTAAATGAGTTTTGCTCTCTAGTATTGTTAACTAAATTTAAAGAGCTAAAACTTACAACAGTTACCTCACCTATAGATACAGGATCTGTAGTTATTGTTGTTTTTGCAGGACAACTTACTGATATAGTCATACCACCATCTGTTACAACTGGTACGTGAAGTTGAAATCTTAAGTTACCTGTATGTGATGATGAATTGTATGCAAATGTTTTTGTTATATCTAAATTACCATCCGAATCTGCTGTGCCAGTAAGACCACTTGTACCATAACCTGCTGCTTCAAAACTATCGCTGTGTGTGGTTAGTCCTTTATTTTCAAATGCTGTACCTGTAGTTATATCTGTTTTAGGTACGTTAGCTAGAACATCCATTCTAATTCTAACAGGTACTTGTATGTCATTAAGACTAACAACATAATCACCATTTACCCTTCCTGTAGTTTCTATGTCAAAATTATAAACCTGTGCACCAACTATACCAATAGATTGTGCACCAGCACCACAAATTAAGGTTCTGTCGTTAAACACTGGATTAACTGGTAATTGTGGACAAGTAGGTCCGTTGGGGTTTGCTATACAAGGGTCTTCAGGTAAACAGTCTCCGTTTATATCTGTAACACAAAGGTCATCAGGATTTACTTTAGCTGTTTCTTTTTGTACAGTAATAAAAAATGGTGATCTGACGTTTATCTTTTTCATCTATTTAAATTTTATAGTTTTGTTGCCTACATCCAATCCTTGCTCTTTTAGTATGTCTTTTATAGAAACTTGTAAATCTTTTACAAACGGTGCAATAAGTTTTAAGTTACCACGTTCTCTATCTACAAGTGGTTTTATAAATTGATTCTGTCTAATACCAATATTCGGGTTTCTTATCTTACTTGTTATCCTTTTAGCTATTTGTCTTAAACTTAGTGTACCATATAAGTCAACAGGTTTTTGTACTAACCAATTAGCTATATCTGATACTTGTGGTAATTTAGGTGGTTTACCACCTTCTTCTATAGTTTTAAGATAATCCTTACCCACAATCTCTATTCCAAAGGCATCTAAAGAATCTTCTACAATATTTTGTCTAAGTGAATTTTTAGCAGCACCAGTATAAGTTATCTTCTTATCATCTAAAGTTCTCTTTAGTAATTTTATTAGCCTTTGTGAATAAGACTTTAAATATGATTTTGTATTATCTAATTTTATTGACATTCTGTTCCGTCTCTATTTATTAGTGCCATATCATTATTAGGTGTTCTGATCGATAAATCCATTGACCAACCTGTAACTTTATTTTCAAACTTATCTTCAAATAACTGAGCTGTAGGATCAGCGTTTAAGTGAAACAAATCATCGTATAGCTGTCCTCTTCTAATTGCAGACTGTATACCATTGACAACTGTTAGAAGTGTATTTTGTATATCGTGCTTATTATCTAAACCTAAATGTGGTTTTGCTTTATCTTGCTTATCGTCTTTATCTTCATCTACCAAATCCATCACAACAACATTTATGTTAACATTCATAATGTGTTCTGCGAACGCTACGTTTTGAATATTTATATGTGCTAGGGGAAAAATAGTTTGTTTTGATAAATCAACTTCTAACAAATCACCAAAGGTTACGGTATTTATAGAAGCATTACCATTTAGGTAAGTATGTAGTTTATCAATAATATTATAATAACTTCTCATTTAAATTTCTTCTTTATCATTTGTCTTTCGAGGTCATTCTTTTGCTTTTCAAACGAGAGGAAGGTGAGGCATTGGTGTATCGGAAGTTTTGTAACATCGTCAAATTTTCTGACATCTCCTCTAGCGAGTGCATAAATTGATTGATACCAACCCCATTTTTCTCCAAAGCTTCCTTCAAGTCCGATGTTGTGTCCTTCTTCACTGTCTTGCGAATATAAGTCAGGGTAGCTTTCGATAATTCCATCCCTAAACGATAAAAAAAAACCATACAACCCATTACTACGTTAAGTGGCATTTCTTTCATCAAATGACTTATTTCATCAGATGGTGAATATTCTGCAATCGTATATCTTTCTTTCTTCTTAAAGTTAACTGGTCTGTAAAGTACAGCCATAGCTTTGTGCATATTTTGCCAATCACCAAGAAAGTTTTCTGTATCTACATATTCACCCAAACTCATATCATCTAATTTCGGTATGAATCCCATTTCCACATCTAGTAATTTAAATAATTGCACCAATTCATAATCTTTATCAAAAGCACCTGAAATAACATTCACTACTTTTATTACATCTTTGTAAGCAACCTTGTCAACTAGCTTTTCTTCTATGCCACAGAAATGTTCAATAAGCTTTTTGTTTATTGTCTTGGCATCTTTCTCAGGATTTAGCTTGTCTATGTCTTTTAGATAGTTTTGATATTGACCTAGTGTTACCTCAGCTAGTGAGTTCGGTACAATAATCTTTACTTTTTCTTTTATCATATTATAATAACTTTGTTTCTATTTTGTGTATCTCACTAAACCAAATGACTCAGTGGCATATCAATAAATAATTATATGTATTATATAGAATATTATGTGTTATGTACAATATTATACTAATACATACTTATACATAAAATAAAAAATATACTTACTTATGTATACTTATAATTATATATATATGTGCCATTAGGACAGTTGGAATATTCAATTATTCGTGGTGTAGTAATGACAATACAGTTCGTGGATTTTATCGTAAATTACTTTTGCTGTATACGTTTGGGGTGATCTGATTATCGTTCCGTTATTGTAAACTTCAATATACATCTCTTTATTGTGTGTTGGCACTGGATACATCTTTATGCCATTTTCTAAACACCAACTAAAACAGATATGTGGTTCGATATTCACAAAGCAAATATAGAAAAAAAGGGTAACATTATGCTACCCTATCTATTTACTTACAATTTAAACGAGCATTCATTATTACTTGTGCAACATCAATGACTTCTTTGTCTTTGCCAAAATGCTCTTTAACGTATTGTTTTGCGTAAGGTAAACTTACATCATTTAATATTTCTTCTTCAAATGTCCTTAATATAGAGGTATCATCCCAATAGTATTTTTGTGAGTTATGACAATATATTAAATCTTTTTTTCTGATGTTTTTCATAATTATAATTTTAGTTAATAAATATTAGTTACACCTAAGATACGAATTCAAAATGACATATGCAAATTATTTTACAATTAATTGTCAGTTGGAGAATGTTATCTGTGTGGAGTCTTGGTTATTTTAGTACGACTTGCCATTTTTGCACAGAGTACCCCAAATAAATACTATTCACGCATAATAAAAAGATTAGTTTTAAGAGCCTCTAATATTTCGCTGGGGTTATGGTGTCAAAATGCTTTTTAATTGCATTAGGCGTTCTCTGAGGCGTAAAATTCGCCCTATT